GTCGGCCATCGTATAGTCGGCTTGCTCGTTGGCTGCCTGCAAAGCCACAATAGGTTCAACCGCTGCTGCGCCGACTAACCCCTCCGCAGCGCCAAACCCCACACGCGTTCCTAACCGGCCCATACGTGTGGTCTGTGCGGCTAGCCGAGAAGCATACATGGCTGGGCCAGCGACAGGAATATACGCTGTCGCTACATTGAGCGGGTCAAAGGCGGCCACAACAAAACCCGCGGCAAAACCTCCCGCTGTTTGCCACCCCGACGCACGTGCGATGGCGTCCTGCTCTTTTGCCTCGTCGCGTTTTCGCTCAATTAGGATATCTAGGGTACTCTCTCTGATACCCTCCTCGGCCTTCAAGCGGACCTCCGCTTCTGCTATCTTAGCATTCTGATCCGCTATAGTGAGAACAGGACTCGTCTCATCCCGCTGTGCTTGAAATTGCTCCACGCCCCGAAGTATGGCGGGGAGGGGGCTGAAGCGTAAGGCGTCATCCTCGTATGCGGACAACGCCTCGCCAGTGGTTATCGCGTAGTCACTGAGGAGTGTCTTGGATTGAGTTACCGGGCCGCCTGTGAATATGGTCATCTATTTAAATTTCTTGTATAGAGTTGACGCGCCCCGTATCTTCAAATCGCCCCAAGTCACGGTAAGCGGCTGGCTGTCCAAACCAATGACAGGCTGTCTGTTTCCGTCTACCAGTAGCAAACCGGTTTCGTTTCCGTTGGTGACCCACGCCCCCGCCGTCTGGATATTCCGTAGGTAAGCATCCTTCCGATCCTCGATCCTCATTCCTCGCGACTCAGGGATGCTCAACAGTTTATCTACATTTATTGTTTTGAGGACTCGGCTTAACGCCCCAGCTACACTGCCAGGCGTGAGGTTCTCGGTCACAGGGACACGGTAAGTTTTACCAAAAAAGTAATCCCCAATAGCTATATCGTTTGCTGCCTTCTCTGCCACTTTAGTTAAATCTTCTTGACCGTTCATACTGGCCTGAAGGACGATGGCGTTAACCGCCTCGATACGATCAGCCATAGCTGTGACGCCGCCTTGTGTGTACGCTAAGGTGTTTGCCAACGGAGCTAACGCAGCCTTTGCTAGGTCTAAAGCGTGTGACCTTTGGTCAGACGTTGTAGCCTTCATCATATCGTCCTTGGAGACGGCGAGAGCAGACAGGAGTTTGTTGCGCGTCCCCAGCTTGTTTACCCCCACCATACCGGCTGCGACCAACTCACCCCCCGACATAACGCCCTCGTCTTTTAACTGGCGGTATACCTGAGGCCAATGCTTACCGAACTGGGTCTGCAAACCTGTGATGTAGTCCCCAAATTTCTCGGGCATCCCTGGGTCTGTGCCAAGGAGGGGCTTCGCGTTCTCTATACTAGCCACCTGAGTTTTATTAAGATACTGGATACCCGACTCAGGAATACCATTAGCTAACTGCGCCGTCCTTAGTGTGTTGACGACATCCTCAAACTTCTCTGGGGTAGGATCATCTGCGTAATCCTCTTGGGCGGCTCGCACCGTCGCGCTGTACTTTGAAGAAGCCACAACGGGGTCCGTTTTCCATAAGTCGTTGCGAGATTTAACCGCGCTTTCAAAATCGGCTATTGCCTTCTGGTCCGTTATGGTGTCGCCCTCTTCTGCGACGTTTGCCTGTAGCTCTGCACCCATCTGTGCTAACTGCTGGCTATCCGCAGCATTAACCCCGATGGTTATGCTACCACGGTTGAAAGCCTCGTCAGCGTAGATGTAGAGTTTGGCTTTTAAATCTTCATCAGCTATCTGCTCTATCAACTCGGTAGGGTATGAGGCGGTGAGCGACCCCGTAGCCATAAAAGCTATTTGCTCGTTGATGATAGGAAGCATCCTCTTATCATTCTCGTTAGCAGCTTTTAGCGCCGCAGCTTTTGCGGTGGACTCGGCTGCTTTTAACCGCACGTTCTGCCGTTCTTCATACTTCACATCTCCTGCCGTAGCTCGCGCTACATCCAACTTAGCTCGCATAGCGGCTAACTCAGTTACCCCAGCGGCGTTTACGTTGCGCTGCCATATGCCCATTCGCTTTGCGTCAGATAAAGCCCGTAAAGCTTTTTTCTGCATTGCGGGGTCGCTGACATTAGCTATCACCTCTTCTGCGGTGTAGGTTTTATCTGGGGTCGCTAAACCTAACTCTGTCTCTTGTATATTCTCTTCTAGCGCGATCAAGAACGCGTCTTGCTCTTGGCTCTCGTAGGTCTTTACCAAGCGGTTTACGTCGGTCAAACGCTTCTGATAATCTTTAGGATTGAGGCGCTCTTGCCAAACTTTCTGGGTCAACTCGTCCGCTACTTTTCGTGCTGCGTCCGCCGTTCTTGTCCGCTTGGGATCAAGCATCGAACCCACTGCTGTATCCCATATAGCCTCTGTCTGGGCAGTTCGCATCACGTTCTTAGCTGCGTCATCATTTAGGCGCATCTTGTCGATGGTGGCGTTTGAAGCTGCGACAGCTTGTGGGGCCAGAGATGGGTCCGCGGCAACCTGGTTGATGGACAAATCCAAAGTCTCTTTAGTAACCCTCCTCTCCCGCACGGCGTTAGCTACGGCCTCAACACCAATAGCCCTACCTAACACGCTTGCCTTCATATTTAGCATATCAAGGTCGTAGGTGTCCTGAGCGTTTTTGGTGCGAAGCGTCTCCCTACGCTCCTGCCCACGTTGCTCCATCTCAGCTTTCAATATGCTCGTCATGCCCACACCACCATCAGGTAGTGTAAGCGCCAGCTCCTGACGCCGAGTTGCCCAATGTAAAGTATCCTCGGCCACCATCTTCTGACGGTCCAAATCCACCCTACGATCTTCAGATTGTTTTAAGAAAGCCCCAACATCCGCGATGTCTTTACCGGCTTGAACCAACCCTTGACCGCCGCCGCCCATAGACGCAGCGTCCGCGCCACCTGTCTGGGGGGTGAAGCGAACTGGCCCTGCGGGGGTTACATTTATGTTAGCCATGCGTTGTCCTTAAAACTTCAAGAAGGAGGTAGAGGGTAAATCTTTATACTGCCCAGCACCGGATGCTGTGCCTTTGAGCAGGGACCCTACCGCGCTGAAAGTAGCCGCCTGTTTCGCAGACCTCCCCCGTTGCCGCTCAAGTGATGCTTGTGTCGTGTAGTTACCTGCTTGGATGTCACCCTCATGCAGGATGGACAGCACCTTCAGTTCATCCTCCATCACCTGATCCTCAAGAAGATCAAGCGGTGCGCCCGCTCCGCTCCGTGCGCGTATAGCACCCTGCCTCCGCAGCGCGTCCCTGCGCTCACGTAGCGCGTTCTCTGACGCGGTAGCTCGGGCGGAGGCCGCGTTGTTAGACGCCACCTGAGAGTTAAACTTAGCCGCTTGGCTCTCGGCCTGACCCTGCTTGATAGACCCAACCACTGAGGTGGCTGTGCCTACCGCTGTGGCGATAAGGGCTACTTCTGCGCCGCTCATGGTAGCACCCTGGCGTACAGAGCGCAGGAGCGCCCATCAGGTGAATACGCCTCCATGCGTTCTGCTTCCATTGTGAACCCTAACATCTTCGCCCACCGGTGGGCCTCTTTGAAATTACAGTCAACTGACATCTCGACACGTCTAGTATAGCACACATCAAGAAAAGCCATACAAGCCCGATGTACGGCGATAAACCTGTTCGGCCCCATCGCGGCCAAGAAAGCCCACACCGACGCTCGCCCCTCCCAATGCTCAACCAAACCGGCGCAAGCCACAGGCACACCGTCATCAAGCGCCGTGTACGCGATGCTATGCTCCAACGCATCAGCCTGCTCCTGCGTCACCCACCCGCTCAAATACATCTGCTCTTCTTGCAGTCGTATCATCGCGATATGCTCGGCCTTGAAAGGTACTATCTGCATTATCGGTCCTGCGTGTCCATCTGAGGCATCAAAGCCTGTAGCGTCATCGGTAAAGGTTGGTCCTGTCGGATAAAGATATGGGCGTCGGAAGAATACGCCCCGTCCCACTCTACCTCTACATCCCCCGTAAATAAAGGGGTCGCTGTGTCCATAGCGTCACCCCCCTCACGGAAGTGGAGGACATCAAGGCTGTTCTCGTCCGGTCCCATCTTACCCCCAAGGGACTGGAAGAAGCGGACGATGACGCGGTGCATACGAACCAGCTTACCCTGTGCCGTCCCGTCCTTAGCTCCGGCGTCCGGCCTAAGCGTTTTGGCATCAGAAGTGTAAGCCAGTCCTACATGGGCTTTGGTAGTAGCAGCGTTCAGGGTGATCGCCCCTGACGCGACAGTACGAACCGGGTGCGTTGCGCCCTCAGACAGGACTGACACAACCTCCCCCTCAAGATGATCCAGACCCGTCAACGTGGTCGCGGAGGCCCCCGAGTAGGTCAGCCCGCTGTCAACGAAGAAGGCGTCAGCCTGGTCGTTGTCCGCGTCCCAGAAGGGCTTCAGGTATTCGATGTAGCGCACGGTTCTGCCATTGATGTACCGGTTCACCACCATGTACAGTTCCGACGCGGAACCCGCTGCGTTGGGGATCACCGTTACGCTCTCTACTTTTGCCTGGGTGGCGTCGCCGCTGTCGCTGTAGCCACCGAGGACGTGCCGGTGCCAACCGATGACGGACTGCTCTCGCTCGTAAGTTAGGCCGACAAGTGTGCCGTCAGTGATAACACACCAGAGGATGCTCTGCGGTTCTGCTTGGTACGCCAACTCAACAACACCCGTGCGCGTGACATGCTCCGCGACTAATGTCATGTCCGGAGCGCGGAAACCATCATCCTCAAAGGCGTAGGCCAGCTCGCGCAGCTTGCGCTTGGCGCGTTGCAGAAATAGAAGGGCGCGACCAACCCGCTCAGGTTGGACGTTGGCGCTACCAAAACCGGATGACCGCTTCGCTTGGACGTTAGACGGTGTGATTACGCCCCCCGCGTCGGATGGGCGCACCGTCCACTCCCCGCCTACGGTACCCACCAAGAGGCCCTTCTCGTCATCGGCCATCCAATAGATGGCGTTGACGTTGTCTGCTGCGAGCGTGACGGTCACGCCGTTGTCATCGACTACGGTGCCATCAGCCTCCGTGGGCGCGAAGTTCTCGAAGTCGCCTGTGCGGCTCATATCAACCCGTTGGGGGGTATCTACACCACCACCGAAGACCAGGCGGTCTTGGTGGAAGGTCACAGCAGAAGGGAAGCCGGTAGTCTCAGACCACACCCCTAGACGCCAGCTCGTCGTAGCCGTCCCGGCTGAAGCGTCGGGGCCATCAATCGTGGCAGTCACACTCGTCGTGCTGGCTCGGGCGGTGATCGTCAAATAGGTCCAGTTACCTGCGGGGTCTTTCCATCTGATCTGACGGCCTATGTCTGTGGTCTGGAAACCGTCCCCACCGTTTATGCCTGTCACGGCTGACGCCGTCACTGTGACGGAGCCTGTGGTGGTGGATAATGTCAAGGTCGTCGTCTCGACGTTAGTGTTCAAAAACGGGCCATCGACAAAAGTTATGTCCGATATCGTCCACGCGGT